TTACCTCACAACAAAATTCTCCCACTTCTTGTATGCATCCACATACGTTTCCTGCTTGTCCCCATTATGCGTGATTTCGTAATACATACCGTCAGAAACAGTTGTGCTCAACAGTGCTTTATGGTTCTGAAGCGTCTTGCAGTACCAAACCACATATACATCATCCTGTGTAATCTGCTTCTGGTCGGTTTTGTCCGCATGGCTGTTGAAATAGTCAACGACAATCTGTTTGCTCTTTTCTAAAAATTCTTTGCTTCCCATACTTTCAATCCTCCGTATCATGCAAACATCCAATCTTCTGCCAACATATCAGCCTGTGACGCAAGCCATCCCATCTGAACACCAGATGTCCCAATAAACGCAACAGCCATATTCCCAATAGCTTCATGATCGCAGTTGACGATAGTTCCGTCCGTTGCCGTAAAGCTGATGTTCTTTGCGAGTGCAATGTACTGATTTTTCCCGTTCCAACCTGCTCTCTTAACTTCTATTCCACGTTTCATATACTTGATTGCAGTACCAAAATCAAACATAGCCTCCCCACCGAGGACTGGAGTTTTCCACTTTTCCGCAACCTCCCACTCATCAGAAAGAATATTCTCAATCGTATATTCCACCCGCTGAGTTTCCCTAATATCGAGTACATCCTTCCCCGTATCAGAGTCAATCCCTCTGCACTTCATCATGATTGTTTTCTTTTCTTCATCCCAATACCAATATCCGCCCCATGACGGAAGTTTTACAGGGATTCCTGCTTTCATAGTCTTAAATGCGTCTGAAAATTTCATATTCTACCTCTTCCTTTTTAATAGGGCGCCGAAGCCGCCCCAGAATCACGATTAACCCTGCGCGGGAGATAATCGGATCACCTTATCCTTCCTGTACTTCTTTCCATACACTATCTGTTCCTACAGATCCAGGCTCCCATACATTGTTATCAACAAGCGATTCCCAGACCTTACTATTGTGTTTTACCTTATCGCCTTTTTTATATCCGTTTGTGCTAGACGGCTGCTCCCAGTCCGGGATAACACCAGGATCTGGGATGAGTACCTTTGCAAACAGGGAAGGCGCCGCCTCCGGCGTCCACTGTGTCTGTTTATCGTGAGCACTAAGGACATTGTAAAGCACGTTGTTGTAATTAACGCGCTGCCCTTTTTCCAAATGCGTACCCTCTTCCAGTTTTTCCCATTCGGGGTACAGAGAGGGGACGCGCAAAGCCTGTGCATCCGTGTTATTCGCAGCGCTGAATTTAGCCTGCCCTAACATTGCCTGAAGATTATCTTTCGCTTTTTTTGTAAACATATCATTCGCCCTCCAAGATTCCGTTGATCTCATTGATGCCGGACGTGATGCTGGACACATCGTTTTCCAGTTTTGCGACTTTATCAGTCAGTCCCTCCGGCAGCCCTGCTTCTTCAGCTTTTTCCATATGCACCGTACATACAGCCACATGGGATTCCACAAACCCGCTTTCTGTGGTTGCGTCCTCCTGCTCGTAATTGATGGATGCTATCACGTCAGGCGTATATTCCATCCCCGCAAATCTTTTGAATCCTGCATACCCGCATATTAAGTCGAGCCCGATATAATATCGCATCACAGCCGTATTTGCAGCATCTGAAAACATATCTATAATATTTTTCACATCGCTGCTTTTTATAGAGATTTGTAATGATTTCCCGCTTTGGGTAATTCCATCAATCTCCAATTCTTTACCAGATTTAAATACGATTTTTTTCATATTTTTACCTCTTTTCTATTTTTAGGTTTTATTTAATATACATTTTGTTTTTACTCAACTAAGTAGGGATTTGCATGCCCTCAACGACAGCGGCGCGATTAAAGGCATGGATGCCAGAAAGGACGGTGTGTACATAACCTATGTGGCTACCTCTGGTGCTGATACAGTCACAAAAAAATTAGGGTGTGACGTATTGGTATTACGAAGATTAACATACCAATGTAATAAATCCGTTCGTTTGATTTCTTTTTACAGTTAATACCCCTGTATCGGATGAATATGTAAAAGAGATTCCGCCAGAATTTCGATATTCATGATCCGCCGTGTCTGTATGATGGAAACTTGCATAAACGCTCCAACTACAGCTCCCGTGAAAATTCTGTTTTGTAAGCTTTTTGTAGTCTTTTACATAATATGGCTTCGAGGAATCTGATAAATTGAATGTGCCATCTGAAAAATCATATACGAGCGGCTCCGTCTTAAAAGGGATAACTGTATCCGCACCTCCTGCTTTGTATCCCCAGTTACCGTCTGCGTCCTGTGCAAAGGCAAGCCCTCCCAAATCCCTATTTAGCGAATCAATATTTGTCTTTGCATTCGCAAATCCGTTCGAGATTCGCTGTTCAAGGTCGTTCATATTTTTAGTGTTAAACGCATCGCCCTCCTGCGAAACCTGCCCCTCGCTACGGGATACGTCATATGTTACAGTTTCTCCGTTTGCAACATTTCTCAGCAGCCGCCGTCCTGCAAATTCCACAAGACGGGATTTCCATTCTTTCGGGGTAAACCATGTTTCTGCCATTATAAAATTCCTATTCCTTCCCCGGCGTAGATTTCATCGCCGCAATAATAATAACTGCCCATAACTCTGTCATATACATATTTGACATCGTGCAAGATCCGTTCTATGGCGTTCCATTTTTGATAAGTAGTCAGCGGCGGGTCTGGTGTGGCAGGTGTATCTTTCAGAGCACTCCACGCTTCACGGATCCGCTGCACGTTGTCGCGGATCCGTTTAAAATCACTTGCTCGCGGAATCTGATCAGCTCCCCACATCTTTACCGTCACGCTTACCGCCAAAGCCTCAGCGATCTCACGGATGTTACTTTCGATCCGGTTCAAATCCGCTGCATTCAAAGCTCCCTTCATTCCGGCAGCCCATTCCCTTTTTTCTTCTTCGGAGATTGTCCCTGCAGCGTATTTATCATTCAAAACCTTTGCCCGTTCAACGTCCGCCTGCGTTCGGTCATACACCCATTCCATCAGATAATCCCTACCTTCTCATCAGAATACAGCTCGCCGGAATAATACTCTTCTGATGTTATTTTATAATATCCACGGCATTTTGCCGTACCCACAAATCCACCTGTAAGGTCAACGCTAAAGGATTCTATACAGGCGACAAAATTTCCGTGCATTTGCAAGGTATTTTCAATCTCCGCCCAGTCCCCTGCTTTTTCCTCTGCGGACAAATGGCGTGTCTGGATGATCTGCTGGAGTTGGTAATAATCCAGGATATTGTCTGCAACCTTCTGTGCGCTTTCGTAATTTAAAAGCGTTCCGGAAAATGTTTTCGTGTTCCGCACTTCACCTGACTTTATATGCTCGATTCTGGACAGTGTAGCCAGCTCTGTACCAACATATTTGTGCCCCGTGATCGTGACCTCTGCACGGGAGTTTCCAGCGATTTCCAGCACAACATAGTACGGCATTTGTTTAACAATCCTTCCAGCAGATGCGCTCATGTTCGCTGCCGGGCTTGTGAGCTGAATTGTATGTATCCCAGGATCGTATGTGCCTTTCGTAATCTCGCTTTCCGCCGCGTCCAACACCCACGTTTTATATTTTACGCTTACGTCTGACACATAAGGATCTGCCTTTAACGTCGTGGAAAATTTCCGGCTGCGCGGAATCGTTGTCGATATTTTTCTGGTCGATTTTCGTATTTCGATTCCAGACCGGCGGGATGTGTTCATAATCGCAGCGCAAGCGAACAATACCTCACGCAGAGCTTTTTGACAGGTCTGGATTTTAAGCGTGCCATACAGCGGCGTTTGCGCCACCTCTTCCTCAACCGTATAATCTTCAATCCCTGCCGCTGTCATAATCTCTTCGATCACACTTCCCGCCGTTTCTCCGGCGTATATCCGCCCGTCTTTAAAATCCACATTAGCAAGCATCCCTTTGTAGTCGATCGCCGATATTTGGGTGACATTTTTGGTGGTACTGTTGGATTCCATAAAAAACACGCCAAGCGGCATCTTCACGCCGTCAACGATTTCGTATGGCAACATTCTTTGCTTTTTCTGCAATGTTTTGTGCAACCCGTCAATGTTTCCAACATTAAAATCATCATCAGTGTCAACAAAGTCAAACGTGAGCTTGTCCGTTTTGATCTGATTACTGATAGGATCTGTGTCATTTAAAAGCTTCGCGCTTTTTATGACATCGTGGCCCCAGATAAACGTTGTGCCATACTCGAGATAGTTTAACTTTACATTGTGCCACGGTAGGGCACGTACAAATCGGATCTCAATTCGTCCGTATTCCTCCACCTGATTTTTTGCAAAATAATCCAGTTTGTTCGGAAAGAAACGTTTTTGCGATTTATATGTACCGCCGAGGTCGTACCATGTCACTTCCATCTCCAGCGGGAATGCTTCTGAAAAATGAAAAGTCAGCCCGATAGAGGTATGATTTTCGGTAAAATCTATTCTGATTACAGGCTGTTTTGTGAAAATTCCATCTGCGCCCGCTTGCACATCCGAAAAAAACGGGATGTCCGTCGGCGTGTCTGGCATTTCGCTAAGACTCCCATCCAGCGCGAAGAAATTGTGCTCCAGTGTAGCGTATTTGGGTGGGCTGCCTTTTGACTTAAACAGCCCCATATCCCCAAAAGCAGCATTGCTCTCTGTGCTTTCTTTTGCATCAGGCAGAGCAGTCGTGTCATACAGATTGTATTCGACATAAAATTCTGTTTTCATCATGGTCTCCTTGACGGTTCTTTCGCCGTAAACTTGCAGGTAAACCCTTTATAATCAGCGCTATCCTGTGTTATCTTCTCGTATTCATCAGAGACGCTGGATATATAAGCAGTGTATTCGTAATAACCAGGATCTGACGGCAGCGAAATAACATGGAATGGGACGGGCTCTGTAACCTTATCCCAGAAACGTTTATATACGCCATCCGGGAACGCGCTGCTCTTCCCGACCGACATTGTGTAATTAAAGTAAACGCCTATCAGTTCACGCTGGAGTTCTCCCGTTTCAACTCTTTCGGCGAATTTGTCGAGGAAATCCGCGTTTCTTTTTATGGACACGATGGGGATGTTAAAAAACTCCCCATCTATGTATATGCCGCGTGTGAAAATCATCCTCCGATCACCTCCAGATTGTATCCTTGCCTATTTGCTTCTGACAAGAAATCCTGTAGTGTAGCTTGCGCCAAATCTGTCCCGTTTACCTGCAAGACGATCCTTGCCGTTCTAAATCCGCCGCCGCTCTCTGCCATTACCTCCGATACGGCTTGTTTGATTGTGCCTATCGGTGCTTCGATGTTGGTCTGCCCTGCCCGCTGGTCGCCCAGAATCGCCAAGAACGGGTTGCCGCCACGGATTACCGAGCCAGATGCAAGCGCCGGGATATCTCGCAGGGTACGAGATGCAAAGCTTTCGCTTATGGCATACGGCTGCGTGGACATTGTTCGCGGCTTCGATGATCCGCCACCAGTAAATGCGTTTTTGATACCGCTGCCGATGTTCTTGATTTCCTCTATAACGCCTGCAATCATGTCGCTAACCCATGTAAAGAAGCCGGACAAGAACGCCTTTATAGAATCCACGACGCCTTCTACTTTGGTTTTAAAAATCGTGAAGATTTCCTGCGCGGTATTCCATGCGCCCTTCCAGTCTCCATCAATCAGCTGCTTAACAACTTTTACAAACAGACGAAATACAGTTTTCATGATGTCAATAATACTTTTTATCTTATTCCAGAAATCGTTGAACGTATCCCAAGCAACCGCCCACGCCTCTTTCCAAAATTCTAAACAATCGTTTATAAAAGTCATAAAGGTTGTAAAACCATCAACAATCGTCTTAATTCCAAGTATAATAAACTCTAACAGCACCCCTAATCCTTGCACCAAGAATGGCACTGCGTAGGTCATAATCCAGTCAACAATCGGTTGCAAAATACTCTCCCAAAAAGATTTTAAAATATCCGCAACCAACCCAACTCCTCTTATTATAGCTTCCCAAGCCGGCAGAAAAGACTGCGTAAGAAGCTCTGATATTCTAGTCCCGATTCTGTCGATAACTGGCTGAATGTGTGTATTCCATGCGGTTAAAAAATGGTTGACAACCTCTGAAAGCCCGCTCGTTATACTATCAAATAATGGCTTGATATGAGCGTCGTACATTGCATTCAGGCTATCAAACGCTTTATCTACAGCCGTCTTAAATCCTTCCAGCACGGTTGCTGCGCCGCCTAGTAACCCCTCCAGTGCAGTCTTGAACCCGTCAGCGTTTTCTGTAAACGGTACAATAAGCATTTGTAAAAAGTCCCGCCCCAGTTTAAGTGCAAGTTCAGCTAGACCCATAGCTGCATCCGCAATGCTTCCTATCAGCGCCGATACAAAGCGGATCCCGTTTTCGCTTGCAAATGCTTCAAATACATAGGCTATACTTTGAAACAAATCCGCCAGAAGGAGGTTTATATCTGCCCCCACGTTAAATGCGGATATCAGGAATTTCTTTATCCGGTCGGTATTGTTTTCGAGATAATCCCCAACCCCGCCGATCAAAGCCGCCGCCAGAGTAAGACCTATGCTCGCCATTGAGCCGGTAAAGGAACCCAACATATACATAAAAGTTTTAAGGAAGTTGTCAGCAGCCCCTACAACCGCAGGATCTGACCATATCTCTATCCATGCATCGCGGATTTGCTGAAGCCCATTTTTGATAATATCTAAGCGGTATTCAAAATCACCCAAGCCATCCCAGAAGCCTTCCGCAAAAGCATCTTTTAACTCTTTTACATAGTCAAGAATAGGTTTCAGATTCTCCAAAATCCCATCAAGCCAAGACTTCACTCCTGCATCAATAGGGACTTCCTCGAACATGTCTTTCGGCTGTGTTCCACCTCCACCGCCGCCGGAATCATCCTGCTTTTGCAGCACATCCAGGTCGTCAAATTTTGCCAGAGCTCCGGCTGCCTTTTTTGCCGCAGCTGCTGTTCCATTCAGGGAATCGTTGTAAGAATCCTGTATCTTTTTCGCTCGGATGAACGTGCTTTTCCCGCCAAGGATGGCAATAAACTGCGCCACATATGTTATTGCCCGCGCTATTCCGTTTATAAGCGCATTGAGATACGGAATTACCATCTGGACAATTGGCGCAAAGGCAGCAGCAAACGCATTCCCAAGTGTAGCCAGTGAATTTTTTAGAGACTGAAATGAATTTGCCAACGGAGCAGAATACTTTGCAAGGTTTGAAAACCCCTTTTGCATTCCAGCTACCATTGCATTAAATGCTTTTGTAATCCAGTTGAATATCAACAGCGATAATGCGATTCCTTTCAGCCTTGACGCAAAGGTGCCGAACAGCCCCGCGCTTTTTTTCGCGCCGGACGAAGCTGTTTTAAATGCTTTATCGGCAGAACGCTTCATCCGATCGAATTCTTTTTTGATGGGCTTCTGCTTCGCGTTAAGTTCTGCCAGCCTGCGCTTTGAAACATCTATGTTCCCAGCAAGCTGTGACGCCTTTACAGACATCTTCTGAAATTCTTCTGTATCTTTTGGGGATACAAACGCGTTACCGGATGCTTTCTCCGCGTTTATTTTTTCCTTGATTTCATCTACTTTTTGAGCCGCTTCATCCAGTTGAGCCTTGTCCACCTTCGGGGTATACGCCTTTCCACTGTTCTCCATCTGCTGAAGCTTTTCTTTCAGATCATCTACACGGTCGGATGCGGCTGCAACCTGTTCATTTAGTACGTCCCATGCGCCGCCGGTTTGAGGTACCCCCATGTTTTCCCAGTCTGTCTGACGTGCTACAAGCTTAGACAGCTCTCCTTGCGCCGCAACGAGGTCTTTCTGTAAAGCTTTATACTCAGACGTTGCCGCCCCCTTTTGTGACATACGGGCCTGCAGTTTTGAATACTCGGATTCTGCCTTTTCTAACTCTCTTTGTAATTCTGCAAATTTTTCTGTCGGGATTTTCTTTTGCGAAAATTCTTCCATTTTGCGATTGAGAGAATCTAAAGCCGCGCTGTCTTTTTTTATGGCATTAGACACGCGCATCATCTGGCTGTTTAAATCTTTTGTTTCAATTTTTGTGTTTATCCGTATCGAACCGTCATATTTCGGCATATCAGCCTCCTACCTTGATCCATTTCATAAAAGCGTCAACGTCTTCCTGTTCCTCTTCTGTCAGTTCCTCTTCCCGCTCTATTGCAAATATTTGTTTCTGCTCCTGCAATGCCTGTTTTGCACGCGTGTCCATCTTAGGGTCTATTTTCTGCTGCCGGATGGCTATGACGTTCGTGTATGCGCATTCACCGAGCGTGGACAGCAGTCCCATGAACGCCCAGTAGTGCATATCAGACCGGTTCAGGTCGATTCCGTACTTCTCCAGAAATGCTGAATAGATGCGCCACTGGTCTATGTCAAAATCTGTTACCGGAACTTTGTCCTCATCCTTCGGGCGGTTGTCGGTATACCACCCGCTCAGAAACCACCTAAGGCCATCCACGGCAGTTTTTAAATCGGGTAAAGAAGAAGGGCTGCCGTCCCCATCCTCTGACGGATACAGCAGCCCCAGCGCTACAGCCAACCTTTCATCGTCTGACAGGTCCGGATCTTGCAAAGCCTGTGAAATCTGGATCCCTGTCTGGAAGGCTTCGTCTATGCGGAAACCCTCATATTCTGTTGGGAATTTATCAAGCAGCACATTCCACATTTAATTGCTTCGCGCCCCTTTCCTGTTCGGGCTGTATTTGCTTGTGATTTTCTGATTTCGTTCAGTGGCGAAGCCCTGAAGAATCGGTATGATCTGGTCTAAAAAGTCCGCGATAAGCTCCATTCCCGGGGATTCCACGTCAGGGAACACCTTTTTGCAACACCCGCTCCCAAACAGAGAATCCAACTCAGCGCAGGCCTCTTTGCATAAAGCGTCATACGCTCCGAAGCGTTCCGTGAAATCACCGGAAGAATCATTAGCAATCCTATCGGCTTCCTCGTTTTTTGCATTCAGCCATGCCACAAAATCGTCAAAACGCTTAAAAAAACTGTTGTCAGAGATGTTGACCGCAATATAATCGCCGTTGTCGTTGACCTCAATGCGTTTGACGCCACTGTCTACTCGTAAACTTGCTGCTCCCATCTTGTCCTCCTTACTCCGTTAAAGCCCTGTCAGACGCGGGCGTCGCCGTGAATTTTCTTGTGGATACGTTAAACGTTCCGGCTTCTCCATCACCTCTGCCGCCCAGAGTCAGTGTATCTGTCACGTTTGACCCTGCATCGCCACCTGTGCCACCTACACTCACAACGCAGCGACGGCGGACTGCCGGATATTCAGGTCCAGCGCCGGAAACTCTCACGCGGACATAGGATGTTATGGCATCAGCTCCGACGGGCAGCGTGTCTATCATCTTGTTAAACCAGTCCGTAAGATCCTGATCCTCTTCGTCTACGTTCTGCCTTTCAATTTCGATGGACGGCGTATAGGATTTAAGGTCAGTAGATCCGTTTTCCTGATTGATGTACTGCACCGTCTCCGTCTCGGGGTTCATTTCCTCTGTTAAAGAGGTAATACCCGTTCCCAGAAGCCGGTAGTCTGCCGCTGTCCCCTCAGAGCTCGTGTCCATTTTTACATCGACAAAATGTCTCAACAAATGTCTTTTCATCGTTTTATTCCTTTCTTAAAATTCGGGTTCGATAACATTTTTATAAAAAACCGTAACCGGTAGAACCCAGTCCTGCACGCCATTCTCCTGCGGCTGTGTCCCGTATGCGTTCCCGCGTGTTACCCGCTCAATTTTCCGCCCTGCGGTCAGATCTGGGTATATCGCTTTTTCGTACTCTTTCCCTTCAATCCCGGAGGGCTCGCGGCAAAGCCAGCGCCCCAGCGTGTCGAGAAATTCCAGGATAGTAATTTTCTGCCGTTCTCTTGCTCCCGTGGTCGAACGGTATACTACAAAGCAGGGATACCGGCATTCCTGATATATCCGCCCGAGTATATCTTCTTTTTCTGTATACACCAGCGCCCCGGAATCATTGGAAAACGCAATGCCATCCTCAGACCCGAGCTCTTCGAATTTAATTACTTCATCCGGATACAGCCCCGGAAACTGGTTAAGCAGCGACTTCATTGCCGCCGTCAAAACATCATAGCCGGTAGCATCATTCCCGATAGGTTCAGCCACCTTCACCACCTACTTCCCTAAGATTTCAAAATGCGGGATTACCGTATACGGTCCTCCCACTGACGATATCAGGTAAACAAAATCTTTTTCGGCATTCATAAACGCATAAAACCCTTCATATCGCCTGTCTGTATAATCTGCATCGTTCACGAGTACGGCACCGTCCCATGCTCCTACCATGAAAAAGTCTGTAGACGGATTAAATGTAATGCTGTCTGGCAACAGATCATTTACCTGTCTGTTCCATTCCTTCGGCGGAAGCCACGGCAATTCTTTTCCGACGGTATCAACAATAATTTTTCTCCCGTTCTTAACCCCGAACGGGATATGTAACTGTGCGTTATCTGTGCTGTCTGTCCCGTACAGTTTCATGATCTGCCCCCGATCAGTCTCAAGATGCACGCCGGAAAGCACATGGGGATACCAGATGGCGGCAGTGCTGGATTCGTAAAAATTGAATATTGTCACTATCGCATCATTCATCGGTATCCCTCATTTCACAAAGAGCTTCGTTAAATTTATCCGTAAACGCCAGGATTCTCACGCAATTTTCCATGCATTCCTCTGGCACGGAACCGTAAAAAAGCCCATGCCTACTCGCCTTTCTTGAATCTGCTCCATAATTCTGCAAACTTCTCCCATCCGTACATCGCCACGAAAGCAACTAAAAATCCCGCCAGAATAGCCGCCAGAATCATGTACCAAATAATAGTCTGCTGGATGTACTGCATATATGCTACAAACGCGGTCACTGTAATCCCGATGGACAGGACAAGCACGAGGATATCCGTAGGGATTTTTGCAAGCACGCCTACACCCTTAAATACCTGTGTGATGACCGACACGATAAACGCTAATGCGCCGATAACCGCCAAAATTGCGGTCATATTTGTAAACAACATCTCCATATCTACCTCGTTCCTGCGTACAACAACGGTACGCCATCATCATTTTTCACTCCTGCTAGATAAAGCATTGCCGCATCTGCCAAAAGCTTGTTCGTCTCCTGTGCATCCCCGGCCGCCTGGTAGACCGCGCTCCATGCCTTTGCGCCGTTTGCCATTTCAGACGGGGAGGCGTAGGAAACTGATTCAGAACCGGCAGACTTGGAAGTAATTACTCCCGAAGTAACACCGCCAGCCCCGCCGGAAGATGTCCCCCCGGCGGAATACAGCGCTTGCTTCTCTGCCAAATCCAGTTGATATAATTTGTCACAGACCGCGCACACGGCCTTCTGTACCTTTGTCGCCGCCCTTTCATCAGACGGTAAGCCGTCAGCCAATCGGTCAAAGGTTATTGTGTCCAAAAAGTCACTGGCACGGTCTGCGATACGGTCAAATTCATCCGACGGGATGACATTCCCGTGATAGGTCTGTTCATAAAATGTAAATGTGGTGTATGCCATCTCGTCAGCCTCCTTATCTCTTACTCTTCCGTCTTGTTTCCCCCGAAAGCGGTTCGCCGTCAGTATTTAGGGGTGTACTGGCGGCCATTAACCCCCCGCGTTTACGGTAATCTTCGCAATGGCATCCAGGTATTCCGCGAACAGCACAAGGCCGGTGATCGCAAACGCCTCCGACACGGCGGTGTTGTAGTTGCCCTGTGTGTGGAAACCGATCAGATTGGTCTCGCCACTGGTGGTGTACACAAGGCCGGCTTTTGCAAAATCGCTGTCGTTGGGGTCGATGTAATACATAACGATGTTTTCCACCGGTGTAGCGATTACCGTATCAGCCGGGATCTCGCTGTCAGAAAGGAGGAAAATTGTATTGAACCCCATAAAATCCTTCAGGTACTGGAAGCCGAACTGATTCTGGATGGTGATGTTCGCTGCTCCGAGATACTTGTACACATCAAGGATGTTCACAAAGCCGACAACCCCGGTGATGTTCCGGTGCATCTGCTTAAACTTGTTCTCAACCTTGCCCTTTGCCATCGCAAGCGCCATCTGGAAGGTTGTTTCCTCGGACGTGAGCGTTCCGGTTTTCAGATAGTCGTAAAACTTCTTTGTCACGCCCGCCTGAAGCTGATAGAGGAACTCGTCGTCAGTCATCTGGACAGCGTTGTCATAACCGTGGTCTTTGATTGCTTCAATCGAAACGGCCTTCGCGTACTTCTCGATGGTCATTTCCTGATACTTCTTTTCCTTTACGGTAAATTTGCTATACGGGATATCCTCGCCTTCGCCTACTGCACCATCCTCGAGCGTCCCCTCCGCGTATTTACTTTTCAGCACTGCGCCGGGCTGCTTCTTGATGGGGCGCATAATCCCCAAGATTTCCCGCAGATGCTGCCAGTTGCGTTCAAAACGCGTAACAAAGTCCAGCTCTCTGGCTGTTACCTGTATATCTGTTGTTCCGATTATATTGGCCTTTGCCCCCATAATTGCCCTCCTGCTTTAATTAAATAAACTCATGTTCGCAGCAATTGCAGCCTGACGCTCAGAAGCATCCTTGATGCTCATAATCTGGTCTTTCGTCAGCGCGCCGCCCTGCCCCTGCTTGTTTGTCGGCTGTGTAAAGCGTGCCTGATTCTGCTGTGCTTTCTGCTGCTCATCGTCAACAAATGCCGAAGCGTCCTTTTCCTTCATCTGGGTTATGAGGTCATTCAGTCCGAGGATTTCCCCGTCTTTCAGCTTTAATCCGGCCTCCTTGACTTCTGCCATAATTGCGCGTTTAGCCGCTTCGCTTGAGAATTTAATCCCTTCAAACTCCGTCTTTAGAGCGTCCGAAAAATCTCTCTCATACAGTTGCGCCTGTGCGTTTTTCTCGGCATCCTCTGCCTTTTTCTTCCAATCGGCCAAATCCCTCTGCATTGTTTCAAGGTCAACGCCCTCGAAGCCTTTCAGTGTGCTTTCTGCCGTCTCAGCTTTTCCTTTCCACGTGTCCCGGTCAGTCTCAGCCTTTCCCAGCTTCTTTTCATGTTCAGCTTTCGTGACGTAATTTTCCGCCACCTTTTTCGTAAGGCTTTCCTTTTTGTCCGCCGAGACCTCAATTCCCAGCTCTGTCAAAATTGCTTCAATATTTTGCATCTTTATCCTCCTAAACGTGATTGATTAACCGCCCGTCAGCGGTATGGATTAAGCCCGATAAACCACGGGCGGGGTAGTTGTGGGAAGGGGAATTGAACCCATGACACACGGCTTATAAGGCCGCTGCTCTACCTCCTGAGCTATCCCACAAAGCGCCCGGGGTAGCGAACCGGGCGAAAAGCGTAATGATCGGCGCTGTCTAAACAATGCACCTATACCGTGCGCCGGGGCTTGAACCCGGCTGCTTCCATGCACGGTGGCAAAAACAAAGAAAGATGGGATGGATTTTCCTGCAATTACGATTTACAGGATTGCACACAGACGGAGTCGAACCGCATTTTCAACCTTCCCGCAAGGCTGTGTGCTGTAAAGGAGGAAATACAAATACAAAAAAGAGCCAGCAATCTGTAAGAAATCCTTACAAATCACTGGCTCTGCGTCTGGCGTCTGGCACTTAACGGACGATAGGCTCTGCCTTTCCGTTTTCAATATTCACGAGGCTGGTCGTTTTACATTTCGGGCAAAACACCGGAAGATTATGCGCTGTCGTATCCTTGCGGAATGCTGACCGCGTTTTATTATTACAGACAGGACAGTATACCCTTTTGATCTCCATAATGATCATTCCTTTCCATAGCCTTTAATACATTTTACCAAACAAAAAAAACTATGGCGTACCCATGTTTAAAGCAAAAGCGGCAAGTTTCCTCGCCGCCTTTACTCACATCATCTTTCGTAATTTTTCGATATACCGCGAAATGGTCTCCCTCTCTTCTCGGCAGTCTGCATCTTTTGACAGATCTCCCAGCTCTTCCGTCAGTGCATCCATATGCTCTTCCAGAGCGGCCAGCATACGCCGCTTGCAATCCTCAGACTTGCCGTTGCGATAAGACTGCTTGTTTTCCATGTAATCATCATAAGGGTCATTGTTTCCGTTTCCACGGCTATAGTGACCCTTTACATAGTGCTCCCCACGTCGCGCATAGGAGGATCCATCGTCATAAGCCGTCATGCTCATTCCGTCATCCCTGCTGTATCTCCCACGGCTGTCGCGTTTCCGCCTCTCGCTGTACTCTCCATTCTGGCTATATCCGCCTTCCATTTCGTCAAGGACGGCGTTATAATAACCCTCTTTGCACTTCCAGTATTCCAAATTTTCCATGTCTTTCAACATGTCTATCAATTTGTATGCGGTCTCTAGATTGCCCGTGTTCAGACCTTTTTCCGCGATTTTATCCAGTTCTTCCCGGATGTTCTGCATCAATTTGTAACTCATGGCCTGCCCTCCTTAACCGCAAACCCGAACAGCTGTTATATTCGGGTTGTCTACTAACACAGGAATTGTCCCTGCGTTTTTGATGGAAACGTTTTCACAGCATCCACAGAACACATCGACGTATGTCTGGGACGATGCGTTAAAATACTGCTCTACTGCCGCAGGGGTGGCACGCATCACCGTGCCGCCGAGGATTTCCCCATCTCTGGCAATTCCCAGCGCCACTTCTCCTACCGTTTCCCCAGTCGGTACTGCGACGTTTCCGGAAAATGTGATCAGATATCTACCGGGCTTTACAAGCGTTATCTGCGCGCTTCCAGCCCTGTGTCTTTCTGCGCATCCGCCCTTTGTTGCCACTGCCGAAAACGGGATGGACTGCCCTACTGGGACCGTGACCGGCGTTGTGTTTACTAACTCAATCATTTTATTCTCCCTTCATTTCAAAAGGGGCAGACGTTCTCAGCCTGCCCCTTTTTGTGAATAACGGCATCAGCCGAACATCATGGCAAAATAATGCCACGAAGATACTCCGTCTGAAGTTTTAACATCCGCATCCCGTGTTGCCTCCGTAGCCACATCCGGCGCCAAAGCTAAAGCCTGTCGGGTTTACGATGGACGTGTACGGGGACATGACCGGATAAGACGGCACGGGTGTAGGTCTCAAAGCATTTAAGATGCTGTTTGTCTGTGCGTTGTTAGACAGCTGGAGCTGTGCGGACTGTAACTCGGTCTGCAAAGACTGTATCTTGTCCTGTGTAAACAGGTCGATGATGCGCTGTGTTCCGGCGTTCTGCGCGTCAATTACATCGCGGAATCCGTTGTTTACGGTATTCTGTAGGATGTTTGTCTGGGCTGCCATGTTGTAGTTTACGCCAGCAATAGCCTCACGGGTATCGCAGCAGCATTGCTGCATCTGATAACCCAGATTTGACAGGTTGGCGTTTACGCCAGCAAGGCCGTTGCAAAGCTGGCCGGAAAGGTTCTGGATCCCGTTTTCGATTCCCTGCGTGGACAGCGCTGCGTCGATATCGGCACGGGTTGCATAACCCTGAAATGCAGGAGAATTTGCTCCTCCACCATTTCCGCCCCAGCCGCCGAAGCCGCCCCAGCCAAACATACCGAAAATCAGGAAAAGGATAATCCATGCACCCCAATCTCCGCCGAAGCCGTCATTTTTTCCTGTGCCGCCGGTTAATACGGCAACATCAGAAGCGGTTAAACCGTCTGTCATAGTAATTATCTCCTTCGATAATGTATTTACAAAACCGTGTGCACCCGGTTGTGTACTATTTAAAAAAGCCTTTAAACATACCCTGCATCTGCTGCGCCATCTGCTGGGCTTGATTTAACTGTTGCTGGTTTATTTTGCCAGACTGCAACAGCCTGTTAATCTCTTCATTCGGATTTCTGCCCTCCATCTCTTTTCGGAATTGCTGGAACTGTTCCAGCATTCCGGCCATTCTATTACCATTCAGGGCCTCAAACAAGGGATTCGCCATGTCTGCCTCCTTCCGGCTTTGTTGCCGTTTCGAGATAACTATATAATTCTTCATATTTGCTTCTCAAATCGTCGTATTCTTTCCGAGTAACGTATTTATCGTCTAAGTTCACTTCCTCCTGTTTCTGTGGCTCTTTCGCGCCCACCGTGACCTCTTTGTAAGCAAAGGTGCGGAGCGTCGGCATCCCGGCGGCATCGGTAGTCTTTATATAAAAATTAGAGTTTTCGGAGTCCATCAAAAGGACGCTTGTATTTGGAGCGACAAGATAAGATTTAGCTCCAGCCTCGCCCTGCACCCACAGGATCCCCTGATTTACCTGCTGCATCTGCTGTGGCTGCTGATACTGAGCCTGCATCTGCGCCAGCCTGTCCATCTGCGGCTGTAGCGGATTTACTTGTCCATACTGATACGGGTTATAGCCGTATCCTTGATATGGTAATGCCATGCCTGCGCCTCCTATGACTAATTCAATGACTTTCTATACCTAAATTATGGCATAAAAAATAAGCCTCTGACAGTCCATCAAAGGCTTACAAAAGTATCAAATCAACATACCCGTATTATCTTTTTGTTTATTCGCTGGCTCATTCTTTTCACGGTGGACACACTCACGTTCATCATCTCCGCACATCTTTCCAGCGGAATATTCTGCGCCCGTAATTCAAAAAGCCGCCGTTCCTCAGGTGTAAAATTGCAGTATTTGCGAAAAAAATCCAATTCAAACACTGTAAAATCGTATACCTTCAAGATTACTCCCCTTATTGCGTCCGCGCCAGATAAGATATAAGCTTGCCCCTCGTTTCTTTTAACTGCTCAACATTGTTCCCTGATATCTGGCTGTTAAGCATCGTTACCAATGTCTCCATGATTAGGCTGTCCCGCTCCCTAATCTCATGCATCGTTTCAAAGTCTCGCTTGTCATGCTCTTCAAGGACTTTTACCCGCGTGGTGAGCTTAATCGCGGGGGATATCCATTTATGTATCACAGCCACAGCGCCCCCTATCACCGAAATGCCGCCGCACACAGCAAGAATAGCCTGTATCGTTTCCATAGTGCCTATCTCCTTATTTCTCCCAGTAGTATATCGGTATCTCCTGACCGCTGTCCCATGTGTCCCAGTAATGTCCATCTTTGACGCACACCACATGGCCGTCTATCCCGAGCAAATACGTCCCTGCTGGATGGTCTCGGCAAAAATCATCTACCGTGTAAACATGCTGTCCGTGGTCGTCTACGATATACCGGCGGAATCCGTTCTCGCGCAGATACGCGCCCCAGACTCTATTAGCACTTGGCATGTCAGACAACGAAAAACCATACACGGACAAACCTACATAAACTGTATCCCAATCTTGCCCTAAAGCCTTGCACAATGCGCGCACAGTGCAATCCCCTACTCTTTGCCATTTCGAGGGGTTTGGATTGTAATATTCAAATCGGTTCGTTCTCCGCATATCTTTTTGCCCCTTTATTTGCTGCCTTTTGCTGCGGGTATCCAAATCCCGCTAATGCATTCCGATCATACTGCGGCTGTAATCCATGTTCTTCGCAATATTGATTGTAAGCCCTGTTCTGTCCCTGCAATCGGTAAGCCAGCTTATCATATTCCTGCTGGAGCTTTTCCCGTTCCGCGCCGGACGCCCATGCAAGCTCTTCCTGTTTTACTATCAACTGCCGTTTCGTCTTTCGGATTCCGCGTTCCATAGATCGCTGCTTCTGGCTGTCCTCATACCGTTTTAGATTCTCAGCGTCGGTAATTTTATTTCCGCTTCCATCCAGCAGATTTCCTTCTGCGTCCCTCCACGGATTCCGCATCCGCTTGTCAAACAGCATATGCCCGTGACGACAGTTATAGCCATGCATCCCTCTCATATCCACAACCCTGCCTTCTCCCGTGGTTAGATCAATATCATACCCCGTCGATTCCAGCAGGTTCGGATATCCAGGCTCGCTTCCGTCAATTTTAAATACACGGCCCTGCCATTCGTCATGACCTGCAAGCAAGGGCTGCCCGTCGCGCCTTACTCTTGCCCCGAGGTGCGCCGAGGTTAACACATACTCTGTTCCGCTGTCCACGATATACCTGTTTGTCAGCTGCGCCGCTGTCTGGTTCATTGACGTCACTACACAGCATCGTACCGCAGATTCCAGCGTCCTTCGCGTCCCTGTCGGGTAATCCACCATAACGCCGCGTCCCGCATACGCATCCAGCACATCCGCTATGGCTGCGGGATAGCTTTGCACTCCGCTTGCTACCCTTACATCGGCTTCGTCGAGCAGCGACACAAGGTCTTTTTGGCTTTGTTCCAGCGTCGTCCTTGTGAGGTTCTTCAACTCCGCCCGGCTTTTTATGTACTCTGCTTCAATAACAGCCATATATCGTGCATTTTCAAGCGGAGACTGCGCCGCGATACCCATTTCTGACAGTGTAACCGCATCATCTTCCCACGATGTCAGCACGGCACCACGCAGGAGCTTCCGCAGTTCTTTTTCGCTCAGGTCTGTCAGTTCCATGATACGCCGCTGTATCTCATCCCGGCTTTCCCCCAACTGCTCCAGCCTGTACAGCAACCTGTCCGCCGTGGCTGTGATTTTCCCGGATTTTAAAATCCTTCTGGCGATATCCCGCAGGATAAAGCTTTCCAGCCGTTCGTAGATTTCTAATATCCGGTCACTTTTCCCTTCAAAATACTCTGGTCTTAGCATCACTCTTTCCCCGCCGTTTTTCTCACAAGATCCAGCCAGTCGTCCTTATGCCGCCTTTTGGCTTCTTCAAACCATCCAGCCGTTGTTCCCGGCTCGTGATATTTAATCCGTCTCTGCGTCGGGCTTTTGCTGGGAGGGGATGTCCACCCTATGATATTTCCCTCTGCATCTTTAAGTGGGATATTCGGACCGTACACAACGCCCTTGTACAAATAATGTGCGTATGGCGTGTCATACTCAATGATGCCGCCGTATACCCCGTCTGGATATCTCACACTGTTTCTTAGTGCGCCCTGCCGGAACGGAACGAAGGGGGCGCTGTCCGCCACTACCTGCATATTCAAAAGCTTCTGGGCTTCCAGCAGATTATCGTCTATGCGGGACGTATCGAGCTTAATCTTCACGTCCCCCACTTTCGTATCCAGTTCCATTCTACCACCTCCTGCATTTTATGGCGTACCCTTATTTCATCTTCGCATATCCCACGCTCATCCCTGCGCCAGCATCGTTTATCACGGTCGTTGTTGGGCTGTAGGTTCGCAATGCTTTGTAAGCAGCAAGTCCTTTGGCGGTGAGATTAGTTTCAATAATATCAGTCAATTGATATAAAAACATCAGTCCATTTTCTACCGCCCACTGCTTAAAAGTTTCTTCATCTGGGTATTTTTGTGCCTCAACGGAAAAATATACCTTGCCATCAAACGCACTACTTAGAAATATTTTCCCCCACGCACTAAAGCCATGATTAATTCCAGCAACGAAACAATTGCTCATAAGTACATCTTTCTCGCCGATTGTACCTATATGCAGAGAAAAATTACCTAACGAAAAATAATTAACATCATCCGTGCTCATACCACTTTTATGGAAAACGTCTTTCGATGTAATTGTTCTTTTACCGATCCTCTGCACATACACTCCCTTTTTAAAATCCACCTCGTCGCATACCCACTGCTGCCCGTCTGCATCGGTGTAGTTTCCACCGGATGATACCCGGATTCCAGGCAGACCGCCGGAAGTGGGAATGATGAGCGTCTGGGCTGGCTTGTAGAGTTCGTATGGTAGGGCAGTTGAGCCGGCGTTGAGCATAATTTTAAATCGTTGCTCATTAAACGTCGCTCCAGGTTCTGCATCTACTGCAAAATGTGACATGCTCACGCCATTATCAAATGTAACTGTCGCACTGGTGTCCCCCTTTTTGATTAAAAAATAGTTATCAATTCGAATTTCAAAAGGTAGCGGCTTGCTAATAGAGAACGTATAAGTCCCAGCTGGAAGAGTTTTCTTGTAATTAAACAACCTAATAGAGCCAATTGTTATATTATTCCCTACTACTTTAAGTTCTTCTCCGTCAAAACTTGCACTCCATCCTCCTGATTGCGTAAGATCATATGCTGCGCTTTTGTCAAACAGATTCCCGCTCAGCACCTCAACCTCAATCTCTCCATTCTGCCCCGCGCTCTCTATCTCCTGCGGATAGGACGGGGACGGAGACGGTGCGCCGCCAGTGTAAGGTTCGTAATTGGCTGTAGTTGGCTGTGTTTTGGATATCATCGCCTTAACCTTGCCATTAAAGGCTTCTTCGATTCTGAGGAATATCCGAAACTTATCTCCGTCCATTACTTTTATTTTTGCCGCAACTCCTTTCATGGAACTTCCCAATGTGATATTTCCCCCATTTCTAAATGCAACGACAATTAAATTCACAGATGCACTATCTGAATAAACATAATATTCCCCAGATGCTAATAACGGAAAATCGTCGTATGAACTTTCGTTGGTCATGCCATCGCGTCCCACTGCATAGATATCCTTCTTTCTTGCACAGGATATCGCTATCCCATCTTTAAATACTTCAAACCCTTCTCGCTTTTCTCCTACCTCAAACGGCAACAACTGCGCCCCAGTCGTGCTCCCCTGCGTTGATTTGCCGTGGAGGGTGAGGGATTCCAGCCCACGATTCCCCTTTGAATTTTCCAAGAGGGCGGGGTTGCCGGTAACGACCGTGAGCACAACGCTGTACGCATCGGCTACCAGCACCAAGAAATGCTCCTCTCGTGTCACAGGCGGAAAGACTTTCCCCTCTCCGCTGGCAATCGCCGCCCAGTAATATTCTAATCGTGTCACAGGCGCAGGGATGCTTCCGCCCCATACTCCTGCTACCTTTGCCATGTAATACTGCAATCTCGTGACGGGCTGCGGGGTATTGCCGGAATAATCCCCCGCCATAGTTGCAAGGTAGTATTCTTCAATTGTCACTGGTTCCGGCGTGTTTCCCTCATATGTCCCTGCAATCTTTGCAAGATAATACTCTTCTCTGGTTATCGGTTCCATCTTATTCCTCCCCGAACAGCCCCGTTTCCTTCGGCTGCGCTTCCGTCACCATTGCCTTCGCATCGTCCTCTGTCATGCCCTCAAATTTTACGAAATACATCCACGCGGGTACCTTGCCCTGCACAACATAGCTCCACCAGTGTGCCCTGTCCTCTTCGCGGTTGTAAGTGATGTCCCCGAAGTCGTATACCACTTCATAAACCCCGACAGGGGCAAGCGCGTACAGATCTGCATACACCGACATGGCATATATAGCATCATTCAGACAACTCTCCAACTTGTCCCGCACGTCCTTAATAAACTGGATGGTTCGCTGCTGCTCCGCTTCCACGCCCGTCGCTGTCTGGATGCCGCTCGCCTCGTTAAAGACAAAATAGCCGTTTGAGAACCCGCATTTATACCCTATCTGGGACAGGAGGGCATTGATCCCGTCTAGACGTGTGGCTGTGTTAAGCTGCGGCGTAACCTCCTGATAAAACTCTTCCGGGCTGTTGCCGAACACGTTTTTTACATAATGCGGAAGCTTAACGTCTGGGATGCGCCCGTTAAGGTTCGTCCCGCTGTCAAACATCAGCCTGTCATCTGCAAGGATGATCTTCTCGCTGTCATATATCTCACCGGCGTTCCGGCTGTATGCGATGTCCAGGTCTTTCATTTCTTCGATGGCTTCTGCGTATATCGGCATTCCCAGCGGAGAGGAAAGATCTATGTTGTTTGCAGCAGGGGTGCGGAACACTCCGTACATGGGGGAATCAAGTCTTTCGTTCCCGCCCTTGAGAATCGGCGGCGTTTCCTCCAGCAGATCAGCCCACTTTGTCTGCTCCAGCGGGATAGGGTCGCCGAGGGATTCGCTGCTCTTTGATACATATGCCCTGTTGGATATCACATACGGGTATATCACGCCCGCCTCTGTATGCATCTCGACAAACCTATGATATTCCAGGCGCGTATAATATTTGTCGTTAGCCGCATAGCTGTCTTTAAACACAACGCCCGTTATCTTCCCGTTATCGTCCTGCTCCGTCACGAAAAAATCCAGAGGGGTAAACATATCAAGCCCGCCGCCATTAGGCTTTATGATCACCGTGCCATAAGCACAGCCATACTCTACCCAATGACGCATGCTATAATAGGCTTTATCAATCTGCTCCTGCAACCACGCCCCGCGTGCGCCGCCGTCAATTTGGATTTTAATTCCTAGCGTGACGAGCCGCGCCGTTTCGGAGCATACCGCCTTTGCAAAATTTATAGTCTTTATTCGGTTTTCTGCGTCTCGCCAGTATGGCGCACCGCGGTAGATGTTGGCACACTCTACAACCTTTGCCATCATCCGCGCTGACGTGGTATCCTTTACCCTAAAATCTTTCTCCGCCTGCTTTTTAAAAATCATGCCTATCCACCTTTTTACTGCTGATAAAATTCCCATTTCTGTATCACCTATGCCGTATTGCCCCGCCTGTTAAATAATGGCTCAAATGCGTACCGTGTGGCCGCTATAGTGTGGTCTGCCTGTCCTTCTGGATATCCACTGATGATGTTCCCGTCCTTATCCCTGTCATACTCATACTTTGTAAACTCATCATAGACATTCGGTGTACGGTGGCGGTCAATAACGATTGTGCGCCGCTGTAACCACTTAAAACCATACTCCACGCTACCCGGTCCCTTTGCAGCCCCCGTTGCCGGAAGTCCCATATCTCTATAGTCATTGATTGACTTAGGCTCGGCACTGTCGCAGATGATCCGGTAATCATCGTATCCCTGTTCTTTTATCCACTGTGCCGTCAACTCATTGCTCGTCTTATGCACATAGTTTTCGTCAATAAAATAGATTTTCTCTCTTGTGCTGTCGTAATACGCCCGAATAAAAGCATATGCGTCTGGATACCAACCGAAATCCACGCCTTGATATATTCTATCCATGTGTGAGATTTCCTCGTCTGTGATTTCCCGTAATTCCAGATATTCAAAGACGTTTCCGCCGTTTCCGTTTGCCTTCCCCATGTACTCATTATCATACGCATCTGGATTGACTTCCTTCAGATGTTCGGCGTCACTGATAAACTGCGCTCCTAGCCAGTCTGGATCTACATCAAGGTATGTGCTTCTAACCACCATAGCATCGTCATTCTTTGTTTCCGCTTCATTCGTATATTTATTCGCCCAGTTATTCTTACTTCTAGGAGGGTTGAATGACTTGAATCTATATGCCTTGTCTCCGCCACGGATAGCTGACTGCTGTATGCTTCTGGCTTCCTCCGGCCCCGCAAATTGGTCTAATTCTTCCATCCATAAAATACCGATATAGCCAAATTCCGGCTTGATTGACTTGATTTTCAACGGGTCATCAGCTCCACGGAAATATATTTTTTGCCCGGTCGGAATATGCGTAATCTCAAACGGGGATACTTTAAAACGAAAATTATCTTCCAATCCCAACTTTGCAATCGCCCATTTCATTTGTGCGTACACGGAATCTTTGATAGTATTCCCAACTTTCCGTAACACAAGTGCGTGCATATTCGGATTATTCTTTATTAACTCCGGTATAATGCAGGAAATCGCGGAGGACTTGTCTGAACCTCGTCCCCCAGGCAAAACATATTCTGAATGTCTCCCTTTCCTTACATCCCGTATCATCGGGTGAAACACATCTGCAATCACATCAAGGTCTATATGATAATCTTTTGAATTTTTGGCGGCTTCTGCTGCCTTTTCTTTTGCATCCTGTTCTTCCTTTATCGCTAACGCTTTTTCAAGGTCGTTCATCGCCTTAAGTTGGTCGGAAAAATCAGGGGCAAATCCAAAGGAATCCGTCAAAAGGCCATTCGCAATTTTGGATCGACGTACCTGAATTTCTGTCAGAGACATAATATCTCTTCCGGCTTGTTTTTCGATTTCCGCCTGCCGTTCTGCTATATATGCTGAAACTCCACGCTTTTCCAAGATATTTTTTCTTGCATTTTTAATGACTGCATCAGAATATTTGGCTTTTCTGGCCGCATCGGATAAATTCCCGCCATTCTTCAAATATTCATCCGCAAATGCCTTTTGCTTTGGTGTTAGCATTCTCTCACCGTCCTCTACTTCTTTATGAGACAAAAAATACCACCAGGGAAAGCGATATAATCCCAATTTGACATATGATTTTTATCACGTCACTCTTCGTCCCGATCATAAGCCCGAGTAGGAATGCTATTATCATTCCTGACGCGGAAAGATACCACGGTATCATTTCTCTAATCATCCTGTCCCCATCCTTTCGTCTGTTCCCATATGTCCGCCAAACACTTTACCGCCTCAATCGCGCTCGCTGTTCGCAATATCTCGTAGTCCTTCATCCTCCATCCGTTCCGCCCGTTTTGAAGTGTAGGTGTTGTTAAGATCCACATCGTTATCATCCTGTCCTGCTCTTCGCTGTAAAACTGGCTGGTAGAAATTTTGATTACGAGCCCCGTTGACAGTATGGCGCGCTGAAGCTTTTTCATGACGGCATTACAATTCATATCACACCCCCATACAGTTCTTATTCTATTTTACCATTCTCGTTTCCTGATCCGCGTACCCCTTTTACACAATTGCATGTCCTTCCTGTATCATATAGCTGTTGTATAGATATATCGTTTTCCTGCGATACCCATAAAAATCTTTCCTCCCGATAGGGATGTTGCATATCTTTGAGATGTTGTCATACCCCAGCCCTGATGTCAGGCTAAAAAACAGATATTGCGCCAACTCTGCATATGCGCTTTCCGCAGCCAGAAGCAGCAGTTCCAATTCCCTACCCTTTGCGTTTTTGCACTTGTCTTCTATTTTTTTTACCTCATTGTATGTCAGACCGTAACCATTATAGTATGTGTCCCTTGTTCCCACATTCCCCACCTTCTTTCTTTTTGCTTTATTTTTTTGTTACCCTATCCCAGTCCCGCAGGATTTATCTGTGTAGATAGAGGGAACCAGCACACAAGCTGGCGCGCCGGAGCTGGCCGGTTAGGTGATACATTCTGCGGCTTCCCCTCTGTTTTTAGTTAAATATCAGTAAATCG